GGAGCCTTCTGAAACGCGAATTAATGTGCCATAAAGCCCTTCATCAATTCGTTGAAACTCTTTTAGCGCGGGGTTAATTTGCTCTGCCCAGCGGTCTGCCTGCGCCGAAAGAGCCGCAGCAATATTCTCGGCATTTTTTTTACCGTCCTTGCCTAAGGGAATCCTGGGCATTTTTATGGCCAGGTTATTGATCTGTGCATCAAGACCCGGCCCTGACATGCCGAGGAGCTCTGCAGATTTTCCGATTGTGCTGTAAATGCTTTTGAACGATTTTGAAAGCGCCTGAGCAATTGTGCTATCTAGCTTTCCAAAAATTGTTTCCAAGTTTTGAGAGGTGCTGCCCAACAAACCAAAAAGCGTCGAAGACTTTTTGGTTACCAGGACGTCCGCAAAGGTTTTTCCCTTAACCAAGGCGCCTTCGATAATGTCCCACAGCGATTGAGAGACCAGCTTAATGCCCTGACTGACCAGTTCCCGGGTGGTCTTGGTGCCGCCCCAAATCATTCCAGAAATGGGGTCAAATCCGGGCGCATTGGATGTTTTGGTCGCACCCAGATTAAGTTTTGCAGTATCGATTTTGAAAACCTTGGCTACAGCTGCCCCGGCTGAGTCCATGGCGTTAGCCAGGCGATTAAGATCTGCCGCCATCCCCTTGGTGTAATCAAGGTCATTACTTGAATTGTTGGCAATGAGATCGAGAGCATCTCGAATCGATGTGCTCATTTCTTCAGAGCCCAACATGGTTGCTGTGCTCCGCTTAAAGGCATCTTCCTGTTGCTTTTTCAGGTCTTCTGCAGAAACGCCACTTTGACTGCCTCCACTGCCACCGCTGATCATGATGCCTAGGCCGGCCATGAGGGCAACCCAGGCAGCTACGCGTGCAAAAGCAGAATAAGGATCGCCTTGGGTACCCTGGTTGGCAGCACCCTCAACCGCTTTGGCCTGAGCTTTAGCGGCGGACTGAGCAATCTCTTTCGTGGTGTTGACGGAAGAGATGATTCCCATTTGCTCAAGCGATGCAGTGAAGAAATTCAGCATGCCGCCCATCTGTTCCATCTGCTTGACTGCAGACATCACAGATTGAGCCATTTCAAAGGCTCGGAAAACCTTGACGGCGCCCCCCATGGCTTCGTAACCCTTGGTCCCCTTCTGGAAAAATCCCTGAGCCGCTTGGGTCATATCTCCATAGGCTTTGATTTGCGTTCTTGAGCTTTTGAGCATGGCGTCTTGCTCAATCTCAAGCTTTCTCGTGGGATTCTTTTTAATATCTTCGGCAGCCTGAATGCTGATCGTTGCCTGTTGCTTGGCATATTCCGCCAAGGCCACAGTCATTCCGCCAATGGCTGTTCCCACATCCCCAAACGCATCAGAAAGGCCCGAAGCGATCTCCTTGGCATATTCCAAATTGGAAGAGAGAACCTCGAGAGTCCGCAGTGCCTCCTCCCGCACATTCGTTTCGCCATCGATTCGAATGTCATTGAACTGTTTGGTTGCCTCAGCCATCTTGGCCATCGATTCCAGCTGGATCTGCGCTTTTTCTTCAGGCAGCGCCTGCTGCTGACTTAGCAGGGATTGCAGTTCCGTCTGTAGCTTGATCCGCTCGGATTGCTTGAGGTTATATTTATCTGCGGCATCGATCTCCAGGTTGACCCCGTTAATTCGAGCCATCAACGCAGCTTCATCTTTGACCAGTTGCTCTTCTTTTAAGCGCGTTTCCTCGGCAATCAGGGCTTCCTGCTTTTTCCGGAGTTCATCGGCAATCTGCAGCTTTTGGTCCTGATTTTCAGCAGCCTTCATTTCAAGGCGTGCCGTTTCTTCGGCTTGCTTGCGCTCATTGTCAAATCGCATGGCGCTGGTTTTGGCCTGCGCGTCATACAACCGGGCAGCATCTTCGGCAGTCTTCACGTTGGCATCGATTGTCGCCTTGAATGCCGCTTCCGCATCGCTTGCGCCTTTTTTGGCGGTTTTGGTGGTCTTGGCAAAATGTGTGGCGACCGCAGTTGCTGCCTTTTCGCTTTTAGCAGCCAGTTCATCAATTGGGGTTTGGCCTTGCCCAAGCTTCATCAGTCGCTGCACTTCAGGATCATTTTGAGGGTCCACAGCATTGGTTTTTGTGCCTGTGATTTCCGCCAGGTCCAATCTTATGGTTGAAATGGCATCAGCAAGCTCAAGCCATGCCCAAACATTGGCCTGAGCTAGATACGTAACAACTTTCGCTACTGGATCAACCATGGCATTGAAATTGTTAGCCATCAATTCAATGGTGGACGCTAATTCTGCGCTTGTCCCATTAGCCTGGTCGGCCTGCCCGATATAAGAGGTTGCAGCGTTTTCCAGCATTTGCCAGGCCTGCCCAACCGTGGTTTGCATGCTGGAAGCTTCCTGGCTCAGTGCGCTTGATTGGGATTCCAGGGCCTTGATGACCTGCTCTGAGGTCAACTTGCCCTCAGTCGCCATTTGCCGGAGGGCGCCGATCGGTACCTGAAGGCCATCGGCAATCGCTCGGGCCAGCCGCGGGCCATTCTCCATGACGGAATTGAATTCTTCGCCGCGCAGCACGCCTGAAGCCAAGGCTTGGCTCAGCTGCGTGGTAACGCTTGCAGCTTCCGAGGTTGAGGCGCCGGAGACTTTTAGAGCCTTGCCGACACTGTCGACGACCTTAAGCACTTGCGCTTGGCTGGCCCCCATGTCTCGCATTCCCACCGCAATCCGGCTATAGAGGCTGACCGTTTCGACCAGTGCCGTTTTATTGTTTTGGGCAATGGTAAACAGCGATTTTTGTGCATTGGCATATTCATCGGCGGAAGCTGTCGCCAGCTTCAACTTGGAATTCATGTTGGTATAGGCATCAGTCGTCTCAATCAATTGCTTGACTGAGAATGCCGCACCCATGGCAGCAAAAGCGCTTTTGGCAACGCTCGCCATTGAGCTCAAATTGGTCTCAATGGATTTGGCTGATTTACCAACTTCGCCCAGGCTCTGACGAATGCGATTAAATTCCAAATCGGCAGTTTTTCCATCCGCCGTGATTTTGATGCCAAGCTGTAAATCGCCCATGGTATGCCGCCCTTAGTCTTTCGGAAGTTTGGTTTCGGCCCATTGCTCCAATAGGAGAATGGTTCGGCTGCCCATGTGGCCCGCAATGCCGACCAGTGCGGCAGAAACTAAAGGATCGATTTCGCCAGCTTCACAGAGCCAAAAGGTCAGGACGCCAGCAAAACCCGCCGTGACAATCTCACCGACCAATTCCAGAATGTTGAAGGCGCGCGATTTGCCTTCACGAATCTTTTGTATAAATGAAACCACGCCACCCACCATGGAAAGTCCCAAGACCCAGGAGTAGGTCAAGATGTCGTAACTGGTAGGGTCTTTCGATGGGTCCATCAGGTTTTCCTCTTTATGAGATGCCATGGCAGGCCTATCTAGGCAGCTGCCAGTGGGGTCCATCCTTAAAACTGGTCCAGTCGCCTCCCCACTCGATCTGAACTCCCAATTCCTGAGCTGCTGTCTTCATGGCTTCGGAAAGGGGGTAATAATCCTCCCAGTTCCAGGACGGCTTGCCGTCTTTCAAGGGGGCCAAATCCACGGCATGACCCGTGATGTGGCGTGAATTCAGGGTGCGGGTTGCCCCTTTATCAAAAAGGTATTTCTGTCGTTCCCGAGTCCTCAGTCCTTCAATCACCATAAAATCAATTGGTGTGATCTCAAGGGCTCGATGCACCACCCGAACCAGATCGGGATGCAAGCCTCTTAGCCGTTGCTGTGATTTCTCGGAAAGACAAAATCCCATGCTTATTTCCTCGGTTTATTGAGAAGCGGCAAAGCAAAACGCTCCATTTCAATAATTCCTTTGAAGATTGAGCGGCGCTCTTTTTGATACCCCAGAAGCCGAATGGTCACTTCAATCTCGCTGTAACGCAGTCCATGCCAGATCATTTGTCCTGCCAGGGTGATTTCTTTTCGCCACTGGGTTTGGAGTGCCAGAAACACCAGCACTGTGGTCCAGTTTTCTGACCAAACCTCAAAATGATCTTCATTCGGCAGTGCAATCGATTCCATTTCGCTTTCATCGATTCCGAAGGCGCGAAAAGCGCCTTCAAGATCATCGGATCCAATCGGTTCTGCTACATTGGGGTTTGCCCAATAGCGCGCCGCTTCAATCAGTTTTTTCTTTTGCCCTCGCCGGAGTTGGCCTCGTTGTAGGCGGCCTTGATGGCGGCATAGATCCCCGGGGTGAAGCGTATGAGCCTGACCAGGTTGTCCCGGTTAAATTCCATCGGGCCCTCATCGTCAGAAACATCTTTCCAGCCACAAAGGATCTCCAGAAGGTCATCCGCCATCTGCTCAGAGGACAGGCTGTTTTTTCCTTGGCGAATGAGTTCAGCGGTGAATTTGCTATTGACTAGCGCAAGGTCGCCATCATGTTCAGCCATGAGATTGGCCCAGATCTGCGCACCATCGGCCATTTGCCGATCGCGGACCTGGTCAATATCGAGACGTTTAAACTTGAAAATGATGGTGATCTTGGTGGACTGTCCATTCTCCTGAATCGCATGCACACTGGCCGGGTAGAAGAAACTGTCTGATACGCTGAGCTTGAATCCCATGGGTTATCCCTCATCTGTCTGTTGTTGAATAAGTCCCTGCCTGTATCGCTCGGCGGCAGGGTGCCGAAGACAGCCCATGGGGGTGGGCGCGATTCGTTTATCTGTCCGTTTGTGGTGAGGCTTACTTGAACGTGAGCTTCAATTCATCATTGCCACTGGATCCTGGAATCAGCGCCAGATTGGTATTGAGCATGGCAATCCCATCACTGTCGGCATAAGCCGGCTGCTGAATCTGGACATTGGGGGCATCGATCTGGCAGATATAGCCTGCTGCCGTCCCATGAATGACCTGAAGAGCACCAAGCGTGGTGGCTCGGGCAATTTCAAACCAGTTCTTGCTGGCAATAAGACCCGCTTCAAAGCTGATCGAACCCGTCGGCTTGCGATCAGTGATCAATGCCGCTGATGAACCGCCGGGAAGATCCCGGTAAACCATGTTATTGGCCACGTCCAATGACAGGCTTTCCATAACCAGGGAAGCGCTGTGCAGGCTGACAGTGGGGGTATTGGTTGAGTTGGGGCCAATCGGAGTCTTAAATCCGGTATAGGTCGGGCTCAGCAATGCGGCATCGGTCGGGATGTTGTAGCGTCCCCAGAACGAGAAAGAGAGGCTCGGAATCTGGCCACGCTGCACGGACAGGGAAACCGTCCCGCGCGCACCGGTCAGTTGGTGCATCACGCCATCGAGATAAAAGTCGATGGTGACAGAGTCAAAGCTAGCCGAAACCGGCAAATACTCCACTTTACTTCCGGCAGTCACTGTTTCAGCGAAGCCACAAGCTTTCAAAGCATCCTTGAATGCAGGCGCTGTTCCAGCGGTGCCTGAAGACTGAAATTCGACATCGAACTTGAGTTCCGCATGCGAATTCAGCTGAATGGTTTCAGAATTCCCAAAATAGGGGCGGATCAGATCACGGGCGGCAGAGTCGCCAGCAATCGGAGTCAAGGTGGCATTCTTGACCAGGAACGCTTCCGTTCCGGTCGGGCTTGAGTCAGTGCCGTAAGTCGTTTCCTTCTTAACGGCAATGACGGTCTTTCTCATAAAAAGAGTCATGACGGGATCTCCTGGTCTTCATCAATCGTTAAAGACGCTGAATCCGCCTCATGGGCTGAAGCTGCAGGCGCAGGCTCAGGCCGAGGGGCTTCGGCAGTCGGGGCTTCGATCAGCGATAGTTCGCCGGTCACGGGATCCTTGGCGTAGCTTCCGCCAATGCCCGGACTGATCGATTCAATCGCTTTGGGGGCTGGGCTTTTAGCCATGGGTTACCTCTAAGGAGTTAACAAATAGCGGGAGGCATACCGATCCTCCCAGATCAAATCAGAATTGATATATTCCTCACTCTGTCCACCCACATAGTTCACGGTGTCAAAACAGTTGGGCGGCTGCCAACCCTGCAGCGCAGCGTTCACGGCATTGCGCACGGTGGCGAGTGAGTCCAGTTTTTGCTCGGAAGTGCCACTGGCCCTGACCACAATCAAAACGGCCATGGTGACAACCACGGACTGTCTTGCATTGAGAGTGGCATAGCCTTCTCCGGCCATATCCGAAACGGGATAAACGTAAGCTGCCGGAAGGGTTTTCCAGCCGCCTGCATCTCGCGTGAATTGCGCCAGGTCAAAAACGCGACCACCCAGGGCGGCACAATGGTTTTTGAGATGGTCAACCCAATCCCGATGATCGATCATGGTCGAAGCTCCATGGCGGTCATCCCGCCATCGTCAGGCCACA